CATAAGTCTAATCCTTAATGGGCCACAGGATCATCCCCTACATAGTGCGCCAGCACAACTCCTGTATAGTAGGTATCTTTGTGGATGTGAGTGAAACCCCTTGATAACCAAGCCATCGTAATAAATTACGTGAAGCCGTTATTTTGAAAGGTGAATGAAGTACAGCTTTGAATTTCTCATAGAGATCTGTACTACGACCTGAATGTGTATACATAAGGCCGAGAGCTCTAGTAGCTGCTTCATCATAACTTTCATCCGGCTTTTCTGGCCAATAAAGGGAGGCTAACCACTCTTCGTCAGGCTTGTAATGGAAGCGATCGATAACTTCGTAACCCAAGAATTTTACTTGTGAGATAGAGTCAGTAACTCTACTCTTGGTTGGGTTCACAGTCATGCCAGTCCATTTGAGCATACACTCAGAATACTCATCTAGATTAACCATCTGTTGTAGGCCAATCAAAGAGTCATCTCCAAATACCTTGAAGAATCTAGTTCTAATGTTCATCTTATTCAGAACGTAGACACTCAAAATGTAGGTTATTAGAGAATCGACAATTTGGGTGAAATATGACCCAGATGGAACACCACCAACTTTAAACCCAATACCACTACAAGTGGATATGGGAGTATTCAGAAAATATTTCCTGATGTATCGGAAAACGTTTCTGGTACGTTGAGGTGTGACATGAAAACCGCCTTGATAACGGTCGAAGTTAAACCAACCTTCTATAATGTCGAAGGCATCACTAATCAGTTGGTTTGACGCATTCTTATCCAAGCCTGAGAAATCAGTACACAATAGATAATCCGCTCGTGAGCAGAGAGAATATACTTTAGATGCACCACCCATTGGCATCTCGTATCCGTATGCAATGTCGTTGGGGATTGTTTTTAAACGTTCAATTGCTGGCACAGCGAACATTGCTTCCATCAAAGTGATGGTTAAGGGGTAACCAAATATGCATCTAACTTTCCGATGTGTGTTAGTCAAGTGTGAACGAGCACTTGCCATACAACAAGTTGGTTTTATGTTCTCTCCAATCTTAACTCTACGGATGAACTGAGTGATGGAGGACATAGCCATTTGGTCTTCAAAAACCTCACCTTTGTTCTTATAGTCAAGATTAACCCAAGGTAATCCTGGGGAACTTGATCTAATGCGGGAATCTAAACCAGCAACATCTAAATGGTGCATTGGATTCATCCCACTCATAAATGAGAACTTCTCTTTAACTGTTTCAACAGCCTGAGTGTAAAGAGGATCATTTATGACGGTTTGGTTCTTTCCAAAATGTTGTAAATCGGAAATGATGTCAGATTGGCGTATCCCGGAACGGTAATACGAGCCTTCATAAGGACCGAGAACATCAGAGACAAACTCTGATGGCCGGCAATTAAAATGCCTTTGGGAAAAGCGAACTCCTATGTAT